CCCCCGCATCACCGAGCTTGGATTGGATAAGCGTTTGTGCTTGCGCACCCGTGATCGTGCCCGCATCCAACGCGAGCGCAATCGAAGCGGTATATGCGCTCTCACCCTTAATGCCCGTGAGAATCGCGAGCTGTCGCTTCGCAGCTTCCACCGACGACATTTCCATCGCGACCGCAACGGATGCTTCGATGTTGTCCAACCCCAACAGGGATTGCACTTCCTCGCGGGTGAGCTTCCCGCCTAATTCCTGCGTCACCTTGTCGATGTATTCGCCCGCCATCGTGGTCGCAGCTTCGGGACCGCCCGTGCTAAACGCTTCAACGAGCTTCGCTTGGATTTGCGGACGCAGCGCGTCCAACGCATCCAGGAGCTTGTCCGCTTTCACGTTGGACGGATCAAGCGGTGCGGAAAGATCGATGCCCTTCGCCGCGTCGGACAGCTCGGATATCGCTACTTCGATATCCCGAACCTCTCCCGCCATATCTAGCGGTGCGTCCCCGAGATCGAATATCGATTGCAGCGCGTCCCCGCGCATCCCCATTTGATCGAACGTGGATGACAGCTCCGCGAGCGCACCCGTCGCGCCGATCACTTTCTGTGCGTATTCGTCCGCGGCTTGCGCAGCTTCCTCTGACAGCTTCGCAGCTTCCTCCGTCGTGAGGTTCGCGTCCGCTTGCGCTTTCTCTTCCGCTTTCGTCGCTTCGGCACCCTTGCGTTGCTCGTCCGAATATTCCTGTCGGAAATCCGTAAGCGACCGCCCTTGTGCCACCGCTTCGTCCTGCATCGTGACTTGATCCCCGATGGCATCGTTAAGCACCGAGTATTGCGCGTATTGCTCTTTCGCAGCTTCGACCGATAACCCTTGCCCTTCCGCAATGAGCTTCCATCCGTCGTAAAGCTGTTTGCCCGAGATCATGTCGATGGAACCCTCTAGGGTCTTATCCATCTGACGGAACGTGTCGATTGCATCCGCAACGGGTCCGGTTCCTTCCCCGAACGCTTCGACTACATCTCCCCATTTCAACCCGAGATCGTCCAACGTGTCTAACGTGGGTTGCAGGTCGTCGCCTAACTCCTTGAATTTGTTAGATGCAGCTTCGTCCCCGAGACCTTCCAACGCGTCGGTTGCACCCTTGCCCGCGTCCTGCGCGTGGAGCAACGCATCGACCACCCGCTCGGTCGCTTCCGCTAACGCTTTCGCTTTCGCTTTCGACGCTTCGAATGCGTCGGATATCAGCTTGATCCCAATTCCGATCGCAGCGATAGGCAACGCTTGCGTCCCGAAATTCTTGAGGATTGACCCGAACCCTTCCCCGCTGGCGCGGGCATCCGCCATATATTCGCCCATCTGCCCGATAGCGACACCGGCACTTCCGGCAATACCGGTAAGCGCACCTAAATCCTGGGTCGCATTTCCGACCATATTCGCTAACACGCTGCGGGAAGAATCTGCGGATTTCCCGAGATCGTCCATCTTCCCCTGTGCGGTACCGAGCGAGGAACCCATCTTCCCGCCCACGTCCGCATCCGCTAATTCCTTGAGCTTGCCCCCCAGCTCGTCCGCGTTCCCCTTGATTTGGTCAAACGTCAGACCCATATCCCGCAGGTCGGAAACGACAGATGACACGTTGGCTTGCGCGGTTAGCTCGGGACCGAGCGCACGCGACAACACTTCCGCAGCGTCCGCGGTTTGTTTCGCTTCCGCGGCTACTTGATCGAACGCAGATAGGACGTTGGCAACGTCCGCGTCCACCTTCATTTCCACGGGGTGCGATTCCAAATCGCTCCCCGCGTCCGCAACCTTGTCAATTACCTTCGACGCGTCATCCTGCGCGGTGATGCGTGCCCGTAGTTCTGCGTCGCGTGCCATTGCCCTAGCTCCCGACCTGCGACCACGTGGATTGCAGCTCGCGGGACGCGTCGTCTAACCCGCGGTCCGCAGCTTCCGTGAACGTCTTTCGGGCGGGGGCACCGCTCACCCGCACCGATCTCCGCGGTCCGTACGGGGTTGCCAGATACCCGCCCCTAGGCGCGTTGACGACGTGCGCGGACGTGCCCCCCTGCAAGATGCCCCATACGTTGCGCGACCCGCTAGCGGTCACCTCCGCTTCCCCGTTGCGCGTGCTCACGGTCGTCGTTGCCCGACCGAGCTTGCGCCCGTGCGACAACGCTCCGTCCCCGCCCGTGTCCCGGGCGAGCTGTCGCTTGATCTCGTCGTCAACGAGCGCGATTAAGTCACCCGGTGCAGCTTCCGCGAACCGTCGCACGTCGTCCCCGAAAGCGCGGATATCTCCCGCACCGGTCACGAACCCTTGCCCGCGGAAACCGTCTCGCGCTTGCCCGCGGTCTGCGCAACAACGGTCGGGGGGATAACCGCGGTCGTGCTCCCGGTGCCGAACAGGATTTGTGGCTTCCCGGAAAGCGGGAGTGACACGTCCGCGGTAAGGGTTTCACGCGCCGCGCCACCGATCGTGCCCGCGACCAAACGCACGCGACCAATCATCTTCGGTGCAGCGGCCCCCGTGTTATCCGCCATGCCGAACAGTACATATGCCTCTTCGGTGTCGTGTTCGAACAAGAAAGCGTTAAAGCCCGCGGCCACGTTCGGGTCCTGCAAGAAAGACAAATCCAACGAATAGGAAGTCTCCGCGGGTTGCGGAATGCTCTTCGCGGGTGAACAGAACGTCGCGGGCACATCGGTCGTCGTCGTATCTTGCGAAGCGGTAAGCGCACCCGCGGTTGTCTGACACGTCCACGCATCCGATTCCGCTTCGTAATCCGCGAGCGCAGCGGCGGAAACATCCTTCCCACCGGGAGCAAGCCACGTGTCCGCATACGCGGGCGGACCCACCTCCGTCTTATCGACAATAGAGAACGCAATCGTTCCCAATTCGATTTGAAAGATCGTTGCTTCGGCCATTATCGGGATACCTCCATAAGCACGGGTGCGCACAGGGTGAGCGCACGAATTGTCGTTTCGACCTGCACGATCGCGCCGCGCATATTCGGTCCCCCGACATCAATGGGCGCGGGTCGGGCATCAACCGGGCGAGCACCGATATCAAGCGCAGCGTCCCACGCAAGCGAAATCATGTCGTCAAGCGTCAATGTCTGCGCGGACGGACGACCATCCGCGACGAGATACACCGGGAGACCGACCACGATGAGCGACACCCCGGGAGACCCGACCTGTTCACGATCGACCGATGCACCACCGATAAAGACGCACGGGGGGTCCGCACGATCGGGGGTGACACGGTGGACACGTTCCGCAATCGGGGTTCCCGCAGCGGACGCCACAAGGGACGCGTGCAGCTCGTTACGTGCGTCAGATAGTGCGCTCATGCCATACCCCACCGTTGCTTCCACGGTTGGATAAGCGGTGCAACCGATTGGATCGCGCCGGTCGCGCCGATATCCACCGGGATATCTTCGGGCACCGTCGCGTTAAGGAGATTGAACGGCGCGTCCTTTCGACGGTAAAGCTCTATCGACAATTGCTCTAGAGCTTGCTGCACCGGGGGCGGGGGTGGAACCGGAAGCGGGGTGATGCGGTCTAGGTATTGGTCGATGAGCGACCCCGCAGCGGACACGCACGCGAGCACTTGTTCCGCATCGATATCCGCGGTCGTGATGCGCAGTGAGAGCAACACGTGTTCGTACGTTGTTTGCACATCAACCCACGCTTGATCGCTAATCGGGGGTGTAACGGGTGCATATCCCCCGATGTCCGACCCGTCCGCCCACGCCACCGCGGGCGGAGTCGCGAGAACCGCACCGGGCGCGCGGGGGATCGGGTCGGGCACGGGTTATCGCTTCCGGGAGCTGCGCGCGGGCGGGTCGTCTTCGTCCGCTTCGGGCGCGGGAGCTGCACCGCTTGTCCACGCGGTCCCGTCCCAATACGTGGACCCGCTCGCGGGTTCTACGTATTCCCCTTCCGCCCACGCGGTCGCAGGGGAAGCGGTAATGCCCGTCATATCTGCGGGGGTCTCACATCCCGCAGGGGTGAACGAACCGGGGGTGCCCGCGGTGGCACCCGTCGCGGGTGGTGCTTCGGGTCCGGGGGCGGTCCCGTCGTTCTCACCCGCGGCTACGGGGTCTCCGTCGCGGACAACCTGTTGATTCGGTTGTGACCAAAGATCGCTCATGCTCAGACCGTGATATCGATAACACCCGCGGGGGTGAGCACGATGGCCGCGAAGTAACCCGCATATGCAACCTGCACACCGAGCACGGACGGTTCCGTAACCGAGAGCGCACCGATGCGCTGTTCGTACACCTCCGCAGCGTTCGTGTTCACGACGAGCGCGGTGCGAGCTGCGAGCGCAGCGGACATCACAACCGGAATACCGGAGATCGACCCCATAGCACCGCTTCCGAAATTCGCAGCGGTGAACCCGGTGCTCTGCGAATTGGTCGGGTTGACCGGAGCGAAGAGACCACCGAACACACCGAGCATGTCGGGTGAGACGAAGAGCACGACGCGTCCCGCACCGGGCATCGCGTTATACGCAGCTCCCGCAGCACCCCACAACGCAGCGGAAATATCCGCTTCGGTCGCGCCCGTCGCAGGAATCTGCGGGACACCGACCGTCGCGGACGCAACGAGGGTGTCCGCCGTGACTTTCTCCGTCATGATCGCATATTGCGCAGCGAGATCATTAACGATGAGATCCATAATCGACGGGACCGACCAATCGATATTCTGACGGCTTACGTTGCAATAGCCTCCATATGTGTTCATATCCACGGGGGTGGAAGAAATGAGCATCTTCCGGGAGGCAAGCTCCGTCTTTTCTGCGGTTTGCTCACCGACCTGTGTGTGCTGCGTGACGCGGGGTCGCGTAAAGCGTCCACCGGGAACCGCAGCGGGTCCGAGCGTCGTAACGATCGGACGCGACGCATCCACATAGTTGAGCACGTCACCGACAACCGGGTTCGGGATAATCCCCAGGTTGTCCCCGGTTGTCTGATGGGCCGCGGCGCGGTTGTAAAGCGTCAACCGGTCGCGGGCATCTTCGTGACCGACACCGGCGCGCCAGTAATCCACGATGAATTCCCCGGCGCTGCGATATTCGATCGGGGCATGAGCGGGGTTCCGGGCGATTGACACGTCGCGTTGAATTTCCGCCATGCGGTTACGGGACTCGGTTGCGATCTTCGCGGACTCGCGCAGCGGACCCACAAGCTCGTTAAGCGTGGACAGCCGGTCGGTGTGCTTCGACACCAATTCCATTTCCGTCGCGTTGATATCGCGACCCACCGCACCCTGCACGACACCATCGATAAACGACTGTCGCTCTTCGATCTCCGCTTGATACTGCGCGATAAGCACATCGGTCGCGGGCATATTCGGTTCCTTTCGTGAACGGACAACAATTCACGTAGGACCGTGACCCGCTACGGATGGCGCACCCTGTGCTCTTCGACATCCGGTAGTGCAGCGGTCGTCTACTTCAACGCGGGAGAATATCCCAATTCGCGCAATCGCGCTAGCACCTCGTCCAACCGGGGTGTATCGCTATTCCCGATATCGGGAGTATCTCCGTCCGAGCTGCGGACCGCGAGCACGTTTGCCTCTTCGTATGCGGGGTCGGGCACGAGCGCGATATGCCCCAGCCATGCTCGGTCAATCCTGCGACGGGTGCGGTTCTCGGACCACGATTCACCCCCGGGCATCGGTGCGAATCCCACGGACGCATCTAGGGCACCATCCGACGCAAGCTCTAGCGTTTCCTCCCCGAGCGGGGTGCGGGAGATGCGCAGCTCCGCGACGAGACCGACCGCACGGGACGGGTGCAGCGCAACGCAGCGACCCACGGTCTTAGAAAGGTCGTGGTCCCGGTTGACGCGCACTCGGTTCGCTCTTCGTTCCACCCCATCGAACGCGTTGCGCCCGAACGATTCGTGCACGAATTCCCCGCGGGACACAACAACCGTGTCCCTTTCATATGGCACCGCGACAATCTCCACGACCCGATCCGGGAACCGCACGTCCAACGTTTCCGCAGACCGGAATTCCAACGGTGCCCGTTCCATCACGGTTAGCTCATCTGTCATGGTGCCCCCACGGCGCTAGGGAGGGTCGGACCCGAAAGGGACGCGCCCGATGTCGCTTGCACGTTGTCGGTGCCGAACCGTTCCGCTTGTCGGATTTCATCGATCGTGAGCGCACGGTTTCCTTGCTCGTCCACGAGCGCGAACAGGGTTGCGTATGCGTCGGCGCGACCTGCGAAATCGGGACGGGTGAATTCGTCTGCGTTGAATTCGATGCGTTGCGGGACGGGCAGTGCCCACCGAGATAACCCCGCAGCAAGCGAGCGAGTAAGCGGGCGCAATGAGCTGCGCCAGAAATAGTCAAATAGCGCGGTTGCATTGACGTACGTAAATCCCTCCGCTTGCGGGAGACCGACCAAATACGGGGGAACGGTCATCGCAGCGCAGATGCGTTGCTCATCGAACACCCGCAATTCCAATAGCGCCATATCGCTGGGGGAAAGGGTGAGCGTGTCCAACGTCAACCCGCCCCCGAGCATCACGGGTGCGGTACCGCGCCGTGTTGATGCTTCCTGCCACGACTGACGGTTCGCGTCCGCTTGCTCTCGGGTGAGGTTCCCGGGCGCGGTGAGCACTGCCCACGGGACGCCACCCTGTGACGCGAGCTGCGCTTGGTATCGCTCCATCGAATCGGCCGATAGCAGGTTGCGACCAATCCACGTGAGCGGGGTTACACCGCGGACATTCCCCGGCCACGACTGATATTTATGGTGCCAGATATCGGCGGACGGAATCTCTTTCCCGCCCACTTCATATCGGACCGCTCCGTCCGCCCATTCGATATTTACGTGATCGGGGTTAAGCACGGCCATACGTGCGACGTGTCCGCGTTGCTCACCCTCCCGATATCGGGCGAGCGCATAGACAATTGATTCTCCACGCAGGTAGAGCGAGTTAATGAGCTGCGCGAGGAATTCGGACCAATCGTCATATAGCACCGGTTCGGGGTTCGACATCCACGGGAGATCGGGGAGGTGTTCAACCCCCCGCATTCGATACACCGGGAAGGAACCGCACGAACGGGAAATGAGATCGGTGCAGGTGTAAACCGTGGACACATACGATCCCCATAACGGACCGCTTGTGCTCCCCCAATTCGGGGTGTCCCATTGATCGGGCCACCCCGCCCACGGCATTACCGCAATCGGATTACCGAGCGTCTGCACCCCGACCGTATGGGGCACGACCGATGCGATATTGCGTGCGGATTGACCGACAATCGTTAGACCGCTATCGGTCGTAGCTTCCACGGGAAAGAAAGCCTAAACGCAAACGGGCGCGCGTGTGGACATATGCACGGACCGCCCCCCGGAGGAAGTACGGGGGGCGGTCGCGCGGCAGGTGCCCGCCCGAGCTACCCCAGCAACGAAGAACCCGGGCGGACCCTCCCGATGTTTGCACCCGTGCCCGTGCAGCTCGGGGACCGTGAGCGGTCCCTGTGTGCCCCGTAGAGCGTCGCAAACGGGTTCCGAGCACCGACACCGCACCCAAACCGCAGGGACGCACGAGAAATCTCAGGGGAACCCTGAGGCGGGAGACATAGAACCGGGCGACGCCCGTTTACAACCGGCCCGCGCTAGGGACGCACGAGGGACGGGGGTCTAGAACACGGTCGGGACGAGATCGACCGGTGCCCCCACGAGACCCCAACGGGCAAGGGTCGCTGCGACAAGCGGGGTCACATCACCCGCCCCCCGTCGCTTCCATACCCACCCGTCCCCGACCCCCCGTTTCGTCGCGGACGCAACCGCGTCGGTCAACCGGTAATCCCCGCGGTGAGCGATCGTGTGATGCACCACCGCATCGTGGAAATCCCCGCACGCTCGGACGAAATCCGGGAGCG